GTATATGCCAATGGTGCATTCATTCGTGCAAACAATTCACTCAATGCTAATCTTGGTGGTATTGTAACTGCAAATGTTGAAATCAATGCAAACTTGGTGTCTGATAATATTGCATCAAGAACCTATGTTCAATTTGGTGATGGCACAAAACAATACACCGCAAATGCTGGTTCAGGTGGCGGTGGTGGTGACGATCAATATGCACGTGATACAGCAAATGCTGCGTTCATTCGTGCAAATAATACCGTCAATGCAAATAGTGGTGGCACTATTACTGGTAACACAGTCATTGTTGGTAATCTTATCGTAACAAATACAACAACATCAAATTCAAACGCGAATGGTGCATTAGTTGTTACGGGTGGTGTTGGTGTTACTGGAAATGTGTTTATTAGTCAAAACAGTGTTTACGGGTTCATTAATACTTCTGTGGCGTTTGTCACATTTAACGTTGCGTGTAATTCAATAGATTTTGTTATAGTTTAATATGCCTATTATTGCTCGTTTAGATAGAAATGGAAATTTAATCAATGTAACTCAAGCCAATAATGGTTTTGATGAAGTTACTACGACAAGAACTGCTCAACAAAATAAATTTAGTGTTTCATACAACACAAGAACGGTTGATGTAGTGTCCACATATTCGTTGGTATATACTACTACCAGTGCTTATATTGGCGGTGTTCTTGCACCAAATGGTGATATACATTTTGTGCCTTTTATTGCCAACAGAGGGCAGAAAATATCTTCTGCTGGTGTAGTATCCACATATTCGTTGGTGTATACTACCGCCGCCGGTGCTTATTATGGCGGTGTTCTTGATCCTAATGGTGACATACATTTTGTTCCCAATTCTGCCAGAGTAGGACAAAAAATATCTTCTGCTGGCATAGTGTCCACATATTCATTAGTGTATACTACTACTGGTGCTTATGCTGGTGGTGTTCTTGATCCTAATGGTGACATACATTTTGTTCCTTATAGTGCTAGAGTAGGACAAAAAATATCTTCTGCTGGCGTAGTATCAACATATTCGTTGGTTTATACGACCTCTTTTGCATATATTGGTGGTGTTCTTGCACCGAATGGTGACATACATTTTGTTCCTCATGCTGCCAACAGAGGGCAAAAAGTATCCTCTGCTGGTGTAGTATCAACATATTCGTTGGTGTATACTACCGCCGCCGGTGCTTATGCTGGTGGTGTTCTTGATCCTAATGGTGACATACATTTTGTTCCTAATAGTGCTAGGGTAGGTCAAAAAATATCATCGGCTGGTGTAGTATCAACATATTCGTTGGTGTATACTACTACCAGTGCTTATTCTGGCGGTGTTCTTGCACCAAATGGTGATATACATTTTGTTCCTAATAGTGCTAACAGAGGGCAAAAAATATCTACTTCTGGTGTAGTGTCTACATATTCATTGGTTTATACCACAACTAATGCTTATGCTGGTGGTGTTCTTGATGCAGCAAATACTGAAATACATTTTGTTCCTAATAATGCCAACATAGGACAAAAAATAACTCCTAGTGCAAATGCAACATCGTATTCAGTCTTAGTACCAGAAATAGTTGAAGATTCTACTTTAGATGTAGACATGCGGCAGTTACGTGGTAACATTTCATACTCTGAAGGTTTATCAACTTATTCATTAGTATATACCACTACTGTTGCTTATTCTGGTGGTGTTCTTGCACCGAATGGTGACATACATTTTGTTCCTTCCCGTGCTATAGTTGGACAAAAAATATCTGCTTCTGGTGTAGTGTCTACATATTCGTTGGTGTATACTACCGCCGCCGGTGCTTATGCTGGTGGTGTTCTTGCACCAAATGGTGATATACATTTTGTTCCTAATAGTGCTAACAGAGGACAAAAAATATCTGCTTCTGGTGTAGTGTCTACATATTCATTAGTATATACCACTGCTAGTGCTTATGACGGTGGTATTCTTGCATCAAATAATACCGATATACATTTTGTACCTTCCAGTGCTAGAGTTGGACAAATATACTCTGTTCTTGCAAACTCTTCTTCAAAGTTACTTGTCAAAGGGCAAGTCAATGAAAATCCTCTATCATCTTCCTTTGATTTACAATATCTTGTGCTTGCCGGTGGTGGTGGCATGGGTTCACCAGTCAACGACTCTGGTGGTGGCGGTGCTGGTGGTTATCGTTCCTCTACGTCAGACGAAAGATCAGGTGCAAACTCTGACCCCGAAACACTTTTTACTGCAACAATAGGAGTTACGTACAATGTTACCGTGGGTGCTGGTGGTAGCATAGGCGCAAATGGCTCAAGCAGTAATTTTGATACAATTATTTCTATTGGTGGTGGATCAGGAGGCAGTGCAACAACACGTGCAAATTCTGGCGGATCAGGCGGTGGTGCTGGTATTTTTTCTTTTACATCTCCGGCAGGAACAACAAATCAGGGTACCTCAGGAGCAGTAAATCAGTTCACCTCTGGTGACGCAGTAGGTGGTGGTGGCGCAGGGTTTCCTCCTGCAAATAGCCAATTCATCAGTGCATTGCATTTCGGTGGCAATGGGCTTTCTTCAAATATAACAAGCATACCTACAATGAGAGGTGGTGGAGGTGGTGGAGGTGCTGATAGTATTTCTGTTACAAATGGTGGTAGTGATGTTGGTGGCAGAGGTACAACAAACGGCAACTCTGGAAATGGTATAGTTAGCACAGGCAGTGGTGGCGGCGGGCAAGCAAGTGGTACTTACATTGCAGGAGGATTAGGCGGTTCAGGTGTTGTCATACTTAAATATCCTTATGACTACACAATAAATTTAGATCCGGGGCTGAGTGCAACAACAACAACAGTTGCTCAAGACGGTTTTTTGTTTGAAGTTGCTCAAATCACTCAAGGAACTGGAATTGTTTCATGGCAATTTAGGAATACCTAACTATGGCACATTACGCTTTTTTAGATGAAAACAATTTTGTCGTTGAAGTTATTACAGGGAAAGATGAAAATGTAGGTAATATAAATTGGGAAGATTATTATGGTCAAAAACGCGGTTTGAGGTGTAAAAGAACATCGTATAATGGTAACATAAGAGGCATCTTTGCTGGATATGGCTTTCATTATAACGAAGAGTTGGATAGATTTATTCCACCTTTTAATCCTCTTCACCCTTTATACTCAGAAACCTCTGAAGAAACCGCAGAAGATCCTACACAAGATTATCCTCTGTGTCGTTTTTATGATATACGAACTAATGAAATTTTTGAAAGAAGAATGACCGCAGAGATGTTTGAAAAATTACTTGAATACAACCCACAATTACAAAAAATTGAAATTATACCAAAATTAGAAAAAACTACAGAAGAAAACCAGACATTAAATGTATCATCATGGGTTCACCAGGTATGATAAATAGTAGAATTATAGGAAAAATTAAATAACATGGCACTTTTAAAGACAGACACCAGAGTTTTTGGCACATTAAATGTGAATACTGCCATTCTCATAGGCAATACCACATCGTCTTTAAATTTAGTTCCTTTTATAGGCTCCGTATTTACACGTGCGAATAACACGGTCAATGCGAACACTGGTGGTACAGTCACAGGAAACACAGTAATTCGTGGTAATTTAATTGTAACCAACACGACAACTTCTGTTTCAAATACAACAGGTGCTTTACAAATTAGTGGTGGTGTTGGTGTGACTGGTAACGTTTATGCTGACGGATTGTATGATGGTAGAAACTCAAACTTACCAGTGGGTTATTTAAATGTACCGCGGTCGGGAACAGCAAAAACAACAAATTATACTTTAGCGACAAGTGATGTTGGTGAGTTCATTGAAATTGGTGTAGGCGGGTCTGTTACTGTGCCTGATGCTATTTTTTCTACTGGTGATGCAATCACTATTTTCAATAACACCGCAGCAAATGCAATTATAACGCTGAATATTACAACTGCATACATAGCAGGTTTTGATACCGACAGAACAACAGCGAATCTTACAACAAGAGGTATCGCAACAATTTTGTTTTCAAATTCAACCACTTGCGTAATTATTGGTAATGTTTCATAAATTAGATTAAATATATGGCAACTATAACAACCAAACAACAATTCAAAGATTATTGTTTACGCAGACTTGGTTTTCCAGTCATTGAAATCAATGTAGACGATGATCAAGTAGAAGATCGTATTGATGATGCACTTAGGTTTTGGCGTGACTATCACTATGATGGTACCGAAAAACTGTACATGAAGCACATGATTACACAAGCAGACATTGATCGTCAATGGATTTACTGCCCTGATGCGGTTCAATTTGTTACAGGAATTTTTCCATTTGATCAATCAAATGCTTCAATCAATATGTTTGACTTACGTTATCAGTTACGTCTACACGACTTGTATGACTTTACTTCAGTATCGTATGTGTCGTATGAAATTACAATGCAACATCTACGCACATTGAATCTGCTATTTTCTGGTACACCACAGTTTCGTTTTAATCGTCATCAAAACAAAGTCTTTCTTGACATTGATTGGACAAGAGATGTTCAACCAGGAGACTATGTTGTCGTTGAATGTTATCGTGTGTTGCAACCAGAAACAGTTACATTAACAGGCACAGCTTCGGGCAGCCCATCATCAAATACAATTGTTGGTGTCGGCACAAAGTTTGATCAAGAAATTGTACCGTTTGATTTTATTACCATTGGTAATGAATCAAAACAAGTGGGTAACATTGAATCTCCTACAAGTTTAACGTTGGTTGGACCACCAACACTTACTCATACTAATTCTACAATCTCAATTGAGGGTGTAACGGATATATGGAATGATCGCTTCTTCAAACAATTAGCAACAGCAAAAATCAAACAACAATGGGGTAACAATCTCAAAAAGTTTGAGGGTATTCAAATGCCAGGTGGTGTTACACTTAATGGTCAAAAGATTTATGACGAAGCGACTGAAGAAATCAAAGAAATGGAAGATGCGATTTACATGATGGGTTCACTACCTTCAGAGATATTTACTGGATAATGGCGACAAATTTTTATTTTAATAATTTTCCTTCACGTTTGGGTAACGGTAACTCTGTTATTCCTGAACAACTATTGGTTGAAGATTTAGTTATTGAAGCACTCAAGATATACGGTTTAGATGTTTATTATTTACCGCGTACAACACGTGATGAAGTAGACTATCTATTTGGTGAAGATGTTTTAAAGCAGTATCGTACCGCACATCCTATTGAAATGTATCTTGAAAATGTAAATGGTTTTGATGGTGATCAAGACTTCATTTCAAAGTTTGGTTTAGAAATTCGTGATGAAGTAACCATGCTAGTTTCACGACTTAGATTTAGATACACAGTCAATGGTTTGGTAAGACCAAATGAAGGTGATTTGATTTACATACCAATGACCACAAGTTTTTTTGAAATCACACAAGTGGAATCAGAAAATGATCAAGCAATGTTTTACACATTAGGTCGTGGGCGTGGTGGTAATGTGTACGTGTATGCATTAAAAATGAAACAATTTTATTTTTCAAACGAGATTATTGATACTGGAGTTGCTGAGATAGATGGCAATATTCGTAACTACTATCCAAAAATTCGTATTTCATTAGCCGGCGGTGGTACAGGTAAGTTTGTCAATGATGAAATTGTGTATCAAGGGTCTTCACTTGCAACTGCTACATCACAAGCGATTGTTTATGATTTTGTGCCAAACACTCACGTTGATATTTACCGAACACAAGGAGATTTTGTTTCTTCTTCTGTAATAAAAGGCAATACATCAGGTGCAAATTGGGAAATAGTGCTTGTGTCTGATAAAGTAACTCAAAACACTGCATTTGAGGACATCATTGACAATGCACGAATTGAAGCAGCCAGTGATAATATCATTGACTTTACCGAAGTCAATCCGTTTGGAGAACCTTGATGTTAGGTAACGCACAATTTTATCACCGCACCATACGTAAGATGGTCGTTGTTTTTGGTACAATGTTTAATGATCTTGAGATCGTTCGTTACACACAATCTGGCACACCTAAAGAAAAACTTAAAGTGCCGTTGTCATATGGACCAAAAGAAAGATATCTTACACAGATTACTTCTGATCCCAATCTTGTTAAGTCAGTCAACTCTGTAATACCAAGAATGTCATTTAATCTTGACAGTCTTGAATATGATGCAAATCGTAAACAGATTTCTACGTTGCAGAATTTTGCTTCTCCAACAAACACTGGTGTAAACACTCAATATTTACCAGTGCCATATAATTTTGAGTTTAGTCTATCAATCTATGTGCGAAACACCGAAGATGGCACACAGATACTTGAACAGATTTTACCTTTCTTCACACCAGATTTTAGTGTGGTTGTGGATTTTATACCTTCAATGGGTTTAAAATATACAGTGCCTATCATACTCAACTCTGTCGCATCTACAGTGGAGTATGAAGGTGGCATGTCTGACGGCACAACGAGATTAATTCTTTGGGATTTGACATTCACTGCAAAGAGTTTCATTTGGCCACCCGTCAAGACTGGTAAAATCATCAATGCTGCAAACACCAATATTAATATTGATTTGTCTTCTACAAGTGTACAGAAAGTGTACGTTGACTATGCAAATGGTAACAATGTATTCACAACAGGTGAAACATTGCGTGATACCGCAAACGGATTTATTGGTACTGTAGAATACTTTAGCAATAGTTCTATTGGTACATTAGTAATTACTAATGGCAACAAACTTATTGGAGAAAGATATGTATTGACTGGAGATTATTCAAATGCAAAATATACAGTGAATACATTAGATGTGAATCCTGTCAAAGCAATTGAAGTGGTTACTGAACCTGATCCTGTAAACGCATTGCCAAATTCTAACTACGGATACACAGAAACAATTACAGAATGGCCTGATACATTATGAAAAAACTGAATAAAAACTTGTCAGAAATTTTTGACGTAGAGCCTATTGAAGAAAAGATCGTTGAAACATTACCTGTTGTTGTAAATAACAACACGAATCAGATTGACGCTGATGCAGAATTTGCGCGTGATAATATGCGTGAGTTGATTACAAACGGCAACAGAGCAATAACTGAACTGGCATCCGTAGCAAATCAATCAGAATCACCACGTGCATATGAAGTCTTAGCCACAATGATGAAAAATCTGGCTGAGATGAATAAAGATTTGTTGGAACTTCAGAAACGTAAAAAAGAGCTTGCACCTCAGTCTGAGACCACAAAAGGAGTCAACATAGATAAAGCAGTCTTTGTTGGCTCCACTAACGAATTACTTAAAATGATTAAAGGAAATAAATAAAATTATGGAACAATTAATAGAACAGATGAAAGTTATTTTGGGAACAAACTTTGGTTTGTATTTCAAAGCACACACTTTTCATTGGAATGTGGAAGGACCTAACTTTGCTGAGTATCATGGATTTTTAGGTACGTTCTATGAAGCGGTGTATGATCAGACTGATGCAATTGCAGAACACATTCGTGCATTAGGTTCATATGCTCCTACCACTCTTGCAAGAATGCTAGAACTTTCAAAAATTAATGAGATTGTAGCAATACCATCAGCCCTTATTATGATGTCTGAACTTGCTCAAGACAATGATAAGTATATTATGGAACTCCGCGCAGGAATTGCACTTGCTGATGCTGCTGATGAACCAGCAGTAGGAAACTTTTTACAAGATATTCTTGATGCACACCAAAAACATGGTTGGATGTTGAAGAGTTTTACACGATAAAACATGGATGACGGATACCTTGGTAATGCGAGACTCAAGAGAGTCGGCGTTGAATTATCCTACACTGAAGAACAACTCAAAGAAATTGTAAAATGCACTGAAGACCCTGTGTATTTTATTCGTAACTACGTTAAGATTGTCAACGTAGATAAAGGTCTTGTTCCTTTTGATATGTGGCCATTTCAAGAAGATATGGTCACACAATTTCACAGCAATCGTTTTGTCATTGCTAAAATGCCACGACAGGTTGGTAAAACAACCACGACTGTCGGGTATATGCTTTGGTCTGCATTGTTTAATGAAGAGTTTGTGATTGGTATTCTTGCAAACAAACTTCAACTTGCACAAGACATTCTGGCTAAGATACAAAAAGCATATGAGTATTTACCTATGTGGCTTCAACAAGGTATCATCAACTGGAACAAACGTTCAATTGAATTAGAAAACGGTTCAAAGATTTATGCATACGCAACATCAGCAGCCGGTGTCCGAGGTGGTTCATACAATT